CCCGTTTTTAAGGTCATGTTGGCCGCGGCCCGTAGAATATTGAAAATGGGCACCGAAGGGTGCCCGTTTTCAAGATTCAAGGGTCTAAAAGCAGGAAGTCAAAGTACAATCGGTAATTTAACTATCCGTAGTAACCAATTAGTTAATGGTACCGCTACATTTGTTAGCACAGTTACTTTACAATCTAAATTATATGCTAACGGAAATATAACAGGCACTGGTTGAAGCTATAACAAACGGTTTATTCCAAGTTGTTTCAAGCAATACAAGTGATACGTCTCAATTTTATTATTGGATAATAAACTAAAAAATGATTATTGTTTTTTTTTTGAATAACTATATCAAAATGAGTCTAGAATTATTGATTGGCCCTATGTTTGCTGGTAAATCTAGTGCGATTCAAAGTATTGTAAGACGTCATCAGGCTTTAGAATGGCCTACTTGTGTTATAACACATGTAAGTGATAATCGTTACACTGAACAACCGTCAATAACAAATCACGATAAAATTTCTATTCCTGCTTTAGCTACAAATGATCTAGACTGTATGAAAGAAAATTTGTACTTCAAACAAGCACGATTAGTTGTTATTGAAGAAGGACAATTCTTTACAAATCTTGTGCCGTTTGTTTTGTATGCCGTTGAAACACTTCATAAAAATGTTGTTGTTGTAGGATTAGACGGTGATGCCTTACGACGTCCTTTTGGTTCTATTTTAGAATTAATTCCTTATTGTGATAAAGTTACGAAGTTAACTGCTATGTGTAAACTTTGTAAAGATGGAACACCGGCTTTATTTACACACGCTTATTCTTTGGATGCGTGTGAAGGTGCTAAAGCAGGTGTACCCTGTGTTGGGGCTGAGGATAAATATGTGCCTTTATGTAGAAAACATTTCTTACTTGAAAATGAGTGAAAAAAATGATTGACTTTTTTTATTTAGGGCATATGTATCTATGGATTGTATTGTTAATTCTGAATATATGCAGTCACTAAATGGTTCGCATTTTAGTGAAGAAGCCTCGAGTGCTGATACTATTACATTATATCCTATTGACCAGTGTTATTGGGCTGGACGTAGTCCTTTTCAAGAGATTGTAATAGCACAATCGCCAGTTTATGGCAAAGTACTATTTCTTGATAGAGAGATCCAATCAGCCGAATCCGATGAGGCAATTTATCACGAACATTTAGTACATCCAGTATTGAACGCATCTCGCAATATTTCACAAAAACGTGTACTAGTCATTGGTGGTGGAGAAGGAGCAACTGTTCGCGAGATTTTGAAATGGGACTCAAACAATGTAGCATCCGTTAGTTGGGTTGATTTAGATGGCGGTCTTGTTGAATTATGTCGTAGACATTTGAGTTGGGCTGATGATTCTGTTTACAATAACAACCGACTACAGTTTTATCCCGAAAATATTTGGTTGTGGTTTCGTAATCATCCTAATGAACAGTTTGATGTTATTATTATTGACTTGCCTGATCCTGATGTGATTTCAAATAGAAGCCCGCTTTTATCTGCAGGAGCAGGAAATTCATTTCCACCTTTGTATAGTCGTGAATTCTTTGCGTGTATTCAAAATCATTTAAGTGAACGTGGTGTAGTAGCCACCCATACTGGACCAATAGCCCCAACACGTTTGGCTGGACTTCGTCATATTCAACATATTATGGGCAATGGAACACCATATCATACTGTGATTCCCTCGTTTCAAGGTGAATGGGGGTTTTGGATGTCAGTACAACCGGTAGAAGGTGCTATATGGCCCCAAGGATTACGAGTAATGGATGATGTAACTCAAAAAATGGCAATGACTTGGCCACGTTATTGGTTTACTGCAGCAGATTATCGTTAATTTTAATCATTTAAATTAAAACGCATATCCCAATCAATATGTTGTTTTGTTCTACGCTCTATTTCAAGTAGAACACACTTATCAATATATTTTGTGTGAATAATATACAATGCTGAATATGATGCCTCTAATTTTTTGAATTTATAGTCATATTCCACAAGTTCAGCCTCAAGTTTGGCAATTTTGCGATTTGCCTTTTCTTTTTCAATTAATACTGAACTTTTCATATCTTCTATTAGTTTCTTTTGTATCAGTTCTTCCTGCAGTTTCTTTTGCTCCAGTTCTTCCTGCAGTTTCTTTTGCTCCAGTTCTTCCTGCAGTTTCTTTTGCTCCAGTTCTTCCTGCAGTTTCTTTTGCTTCAGTTCTTCCTGCAGTTTCTTTTGCTCCAGTTCTTCGTGCAGTTTCTTTTGTATCAATTCTTCTTGTAGTTTCTTTTGTCTTTTAGATTCAAATTCATCAGAAAACCATAAGAATGGATTACCCCATCTTTGTATTAAACCTTTTTTTACAAGTTCAACTTGACTAATATGAATAATTTTTGGATTTTTAATTTCAAGTTTATTTAGTTGAATAAAATCAGCCCATTGTTGTCCCTGTTTCATTTTAAAGTCTAATAAAGCAATCTCAGGATATGCATGAAGTAAATTTAAACCATCTTCTGTATAATAGACTTCAGTATCCCAGTGAATATCCATTGTTCTACCTAAGTTGAAATGAAAGTGTTATAATATGTCAATTTTTTTTTCATTAGTAACTGTAAAAAATTGAGGTGTAATTATAAACTTATGATAAATCATAATGATGCTACAAATTCCTATGCCCGCGATTGTAGGAAGAGCGATTGGGGAAATTCATATTCTGGATTTGAATATATTTATTAATGTATTTTGGAACGATGAATGCAGTGCTATTATTTACAAAAAAGGTAGTGAATGGTTTTGTTCAAAAGATATTAATACTTTAAAAAGTATTTCTATGCTTTTAAATTCAGCTTCTTTCAATGTAGGATATTTTCAACTATATGAACACGGTGTTGTATCCTCTCTGATAGATGATAGACAAAATTTTATTGATTGTATGTGGAGCGATTACGCACATGATGGATTGTTTGTAAAAACAGAATTGAATTTGATACCTATGAATTATGTTCCTGGAGGCGAACCGTAAAAAAATTGACAATTCGTATTTATTCTTTTTTTGCTTTTAATGGTTTCAAACGCTTATCATATTTCGTGTCCACAACCAGATTTTACAACAAATGAATTAATATGTATTGGGCAAATAATGATAGATGATGAAATAACAAACGTGTTTTGGTGGAACAGAACATTTCAAGTTATCATTTCACATCGTAATGAATGGTTTATAGAAAATAACTGTAGTATTCAAACTACATTAAATAACATATGTAATCTTCGTGATTTTGTAATAACAAATATGCGAGTTTCTGACAGAATAATATCAAATCCTGAACCAATCGTATATGAATTATGGTCGCAGTTATTTTATCACGGTTTGAGCATACAGTTTAATGTAGTTGATAGAAATTCATACATAGAGAATTTTTATTCTAATCAAGTATATCAATAAGAATAACTGCCGAATATAAGAAACATATAATCTTAGACACTTGTATATTGAAAATAGGCACCCTTCGGTACCCATTTTCAATATTCTACGGGCCGCGGCCAACATGACCTTAAAAACGGGCACTGAAGGTGCCCGTTTTTAAGGTTTGTTGGTCTAATTTGTATATCCCATAAGGGTATACTAAAATTGATATTCTTTGATATGAAAGTTGTACTCATTTATTAAAATTAAATGTATACAAGTATATTGTCTTTTTTAATTTGAATACGCTAGACCACCCATACCGCTCATGATACGGAGCACGTTGTAGTTCACAGCGTATACGCGGACTTGTGCGGATAGCACTGAGCCAACTGTGTTATTGCTTAGCGTCAATTGTAGCGTAGCATTATCAATACGTGAGAAGTTGCACGTGCCTGAAGGTTGGTGTTCCTCAGGAGATAGTGCAAAGCTGTACACGTTGATACCAACCGCGGGGACATTTGTGTGGTGTTGGTAAGGTTGTACCAAGTTGAAGTATTTACCTTCACGCTCGGAGAAACGGTCTTGTCCGTTGAGTTGGAGTTTGGCCGTGACAACAGGGTTATTGCCCGCCATGCCTTCCACACGCGTTACGGAGTAACCGGATTCTAGCACGGAGCGATCCCACCAATCGGAATAGTTGAACGGCTGTTGTCCTTTCCACGGGTTAACGATTGTATCATCGCAAGAAACAAAGCTATCACGTTGGACAACCCACACCAATTCCTTTGTAGGGTGGTTAAAGTTCAACTTGATCTTGTTGGCACTGCTTGTTACGGATTCACCACCCGTAAACTGGAGTTGCTCAATCAAGTATTCGTGGGAGACTTGGGCAAAACGACGACGTTCATCCGTATCTAGGTAGATGTAATCTACGTAGAGGGACGCAGACACGAGGCCACTTTGGGCGACGCGGTCACGGACTACGTGCGCGTTCGCCGTGTTGGAAAAGTCCCAGCACAAATTATTGAGTTGATTGAACTCTAGCCATATCTTTACTTCGTGGTATTGGAGTGCAATGAGCGGTAGTGCTAGACCAGGATTGCGGCAGAACCAGAACTGTAGCGGAATGTATAGCGTGTATTCCGGTGCACATTTCAAGACCTCCGAACTTGAATTGGGTTCTGTATTGGACGAACATCCATTGTCGCAATCTTCACCACCTTGAACCAATAGGTTCACTAGAGCAGGTACATTACCTACCATTTCAGCATAGCCGGCCTGTTTACCAGGTGCTTGCGTCAACTCATTCCAGACCTGTAGCCAGTCGCCGTAGTGTTTATCGATCTGTTGACCACCGATTTCAATGTACACGTTGTTGATTAAATTGTGGCCAACCCAGTTGAGCCAGCGGAATTGTGCACCACTGCCATCCGTGGATTGGAGGGTTACTTGCGGTAGCGTCGCTTGTAGATACACGCGGTGGATCAAGTCGCCGTTGCGGCTGATTGTGCATTGTACTTTCTTACCAAAGTTTGCAGAACCGTTGAACGTTTGTTCAATCGCTTCCATCGCAAAGTTCGTGTGGCGACGGTATACTACTTTGAAAAATGTGATTTGCGGATTACCCGTTAGATAGATATCTTGTGCGCCATATGCGACCAATTGCATTAAACCACCAGAGCCCATCTTTTATACCTTCTACTAAGAAAAAAAATTTTTGACTCCGGGATCTTTTTATTTTTTCTGACGCGAAAAAATTCCATTTTTTGCCTATCTAAAACAATTTTAATCGTAAAAATTATATAATATGTATAGTTTGGAACAATTGTTACAACCATTAGAACCAGCAGAAGAAAAAAAACACGAAATTATAGGAACTCTTCATACTTGTCATACAAGTGAATTAAATAAACTAAAAGAAACAAAAACAAATTTAGATGAATTACGTTCTACTTTAGCGTGTAAACAAGAACAATTGTCAAATGTTGAGAAAACCTTTGATAGTCCAAATTTCATAACACTTGGTTCAGATATTCAAATACTTAGTAGTCGTAATAAACTAGAAAGTGAAATAGAACAAATAAATAGAAAAATCAAAGATGTTGAATCAGGAACAGATATACACGAATACTTTTTGCGTGTAGGAGATATTTTATTTTCATATAGTGATGCTCAGGAAAGAATAGCAGTCGGTGAAAAAGTCGGCGAAAAAACATATAAAAAAGGAAGAATCCCTAAAAATAGCGTATATAACTTCTTTACTAATGATACAAGTGAACAAATTTACGATGAAACTACAAATGAAACCAAAAAAGCATCCGATATTTCAAACAATCTTGGATTTAAACGTGATAAGGCAATGGAAAGTTATTTATCCGCATTAAATCCAGATAATCTACAAAATGAAGTTGCTATTGCTAATTCAATATCTGAAGATTATGGTAATTGTCCTGTTTGCGATTCAGAAATGTTTTTAAATGATGCATTCCTAGATTGTGCTGGCTGTGGGTATCGTGACGTAATATTAATAGATTCTGAAAAACCCTCTTACAAAGATCCGCCACGCGAAATGTCATATTATGCTTATAAAAAGATTAACCATTTGAATGAATGGTTGGCACAGTTTCAAGCAAAAGAAACAACAGAAATCTCTGCTGCTGTATTAGACCAGATAAGAGCAGAACTTCGTAAAGAACGTATAACAGATATGAGTAAAGTAAAGCCTTCTAAATTAAAGGAAATTATTAAGAAACTAAAACTAAGTCGTTGTTACGACCACGTCGCCCATGTTTTGAATCGATTGAACGGTATTTCGGCACCAGTTTTATCTCGTGAAGTAGAAGAAAAATTACGTTTTATGTTTAAGGAAATACAATTTAGTTTTGTGAAACATTGTCCTAAAAAACGTAGTAACTTCTTATCATATTCATTCGTTTTATATAAGTTCTGTGAATTACTGGAACTTGATGATTATTTACCGTGTTTTCCATTACTAAAATCCCGTGAAAAACTATATATGCAGGATAAAATATGGCAGAAGATTTGTGAAGATATGGGATGGGAATTTATACGCACTGTTTAGTATTTTGTTTAGTGTCTTGTAGCCGTAAAGTGCCGAATTTAGGCTTTGACTAAAATGAGTAATTTGCGGATTACTATTCAGATAATAAATTACATCTAACACTTTTGCTTATTGAACGATATATAAGTTAGCAAACGTTATTTAAGGCAATGTAAATAAAAACTATTAAATGGATTTGAGTGTCTTAAAAACACAAATTATGACTATGTTTATGATGCGTCCATCTAATAAAGAGCAAGGACAAAATGAAATTTTCTCAGTACTTTATGGTATGTTGATTATGAATCTTGTGGAATATTTTTTTAAAATAACGCCTGCAATAGGACTATTTTTACAAACGTGGATTATGAAAAGATGGGGTTCATCAGTTAAATCTACTTCAGTAATTTCAAACATTTCAAAAAAAGAGAAACAGGAAATAAATAGTATAAGTATGTCACGAACTTTTACTGATGGTAAAACTGAAAAAGCAGATAACGGATTTGTTGAAAAGGTAGATGCCGTTTTAGATTATATTTGTACTTTGGATAATGCTCGTCACATTAAATTGGATACACGTTATAGTTTAAATAACATGGACGAAGTAGAACTAACACCGCTATTAAGAGCAAAAGTTAAACAAATATTAAATGGTAATGAAGAAAGTGTTGTAGAATTAATCATATATAGCAGTACACTCAAAATCAGTGAAATACGTAGTTGGATTGATGAAATTCACGATAATTACATTGCCGAAAAAAACAATAAACTTGGTAATAAAATATATTATTTTAATGAAGTTCCTGTAGAACCAATACTACAAAATGAAATAATGCCTGATGGTAGTCAACGAAAATCCTATCGTTGGGAAAATATGCCAAAGATGTTAATGTTTAATATGAATGAATTTAAGACAAGTAAAAGTTTCAATAATGTATATGGAAATCACGTGGATGAATTAAAAGAACGTTTAGATTTATTTATACATCATCCAGATTGGTATATTGAACGTGGTATACCTCACAGTTTAGGCATTATGCTTCATGGAGTACCAGGGGCAGGAAAAACAAGTACTATCAAGGCGATTGCAAAAGATACACATCGTCATATCTTTAATTTATCATTGCGTCCTTATACATCACAGCGACAACTAACAAATCTTTTTTTCAATGAAACGGTGGTTGTAATGGGATACGATGGCAATAAAATGACGTATAAAATTCCCTTAAATAAACGTGTATATGTTATTGAAGATATTGATTGCTTAACAGATGTTGTATACGACCGTTCATTGTTACAAGATAGTAAAACAGATAAAACAGATAAAAAAGAGGGCGAATCAATTACGCTAAGTTTCTTACTAAATTTGCTTGACGGTGTTCTTGAAACACCTGGTCGCATTTTAGTGATTACAAGCAATTATCCTGATAAATTGGATAGTGCTTTTGTGCGTCCTGGGCGTATTGATGTAAAAATAGAATTCAAAAAGGCAACACGAGAATTTATTGTTGATATGATTAATCGTTTTTATGACGCAAAAAAGACTATAGTTGATATTCCGAATGAATTAGAATCTGTTTTTACTCCTGCAGAAGTTATGGAAAGTCTTTGTATGTATTTTAAGGATGGAGAAAAGGCACTAAATCATTTAACAAAGAAACTAAGTTATAAAAATTTAAAGGAGCAAGAACAAAAAGTTGGTACTTTAATAAATAAATTAGAAGTAGAAGAAGCAGAACAAAAAGTGGATGTAGAAAAAACAGAACAAAAAATGGGTGTAAAAAAAACAGAACAAAAAATGGGTGTAAATAAAACAGAACAAAAAATGAACTTTTTTAGTGAAACTAGTGATATTGGATGCTATGCTGCATTTGATTTTAAAGAAACCGGATTTTTAGATCCAAGCGCAAATATACCTGGGCAGATAATGGGACAAACAAAAATAAATTATGATTTAAATATGATGACATAATATACCTAAAATGAGTATACAACTAGGATTTGACATGGGTATTCGTAATTTAGCCTACTGTATGATTAAACATTCAGTAGACTTGAGTGGCAACCCTTCTTGGTGTATAATGGCTTGGGATAATGTAGATATATTAGAGGGTGGAATAAGTTCACAAATAAGTCGTAGTTGTACTGGATGCGGGCATAAAAATCCTTGCTGGTCTGATTTAAGCGGTGGAAAATGGTGTAATGCCTGTGGTTCCCAAAAAAAGGTGAAAAAAACAGCAACGTGTAAACCATTATTACCAATTTTACCTTGTTCTTGTAATCTTAAAGATTTGCGAACATTAGCAATTTCTATGGAAGTTCCTAATGCTAAAAAATCAAAAAAAGAAATTTTATATGAGTGGGCAAGTGTAAAATATTTGATGCCGTACAAACCAGTAAAAACAATGAAAACAAGTCTTGAAAATATTTTAAAGGCAATGGATAATTGGTTAGATACTGTACTTCCAACAATTAGTCAATCAAATTTAATTAGACTAGAAAATCAACCTGTTATGAAGGGACCAACTATGAAATCTGTACAAATTATTTTATTTACGTTGCTTTCACATCGTTTACTGAAAGAATACAATTGGAATGGAAAAATTGAATTTGTACACGCAGGAACTAAAAATAAGAATACGGATTTAAGTGGCGTGTCATTTACAGATGAAGGTGCCGCCTATCGTGCCCGTAAAAAAGATGCTACTGCCGAAACTCTGAAACATCTAACAAATAGTTCTAGTAGTTGGTTACCTTTTTTTGAAAGTAGAACTAAAAAGAGTGATTTAGCGGATGCTTTTTTAATGGCATTGCTGCGTTCTTCGTTCTAAAACGATAACGACGAGTATACAAGAAGGATGAGTAGTGGTACCACAATAAGAATTGGAGAACCGATTGGTTTCCCCGAAGTAAACATTGCTAGTGATATTGGACAAACAATAGATATTACAAATTTGAACGATTTTGACTTAGGTTTACTTGGTAATCAGAAAAAAATGGTTACACCAATACAACCGACGACTAGTGTAGGTAGCGAATTAAAAGAGGTTAATAATATTGAATTTGTTAATCTCGATGATACAAATGTAACATTTGATGTTAAACCGCCAGTATCATCTGTTGATACAATTAAAATATTACGCGATAATTCACCGCCGAAAACTGAACCGGTTTCTACAAGCACAGTACAGAATAATAGTAGCACAACAGAAACGACAACAACGCGTAATTGGTTTGGTCTTCCTAATACAGAAAATGGGAAAACAAGTGGATGGTTTTCATCTACTTCATCTACTAGTTCAAAACCACAAAATGTCGAAATTGCCTCTACATATTTGACACCTGAACAGGAATCTGTAAAAAAAACGGAAGGTCTAACAATGCTTGAACGAATGGATCGCAAAGGCATTGGCGGCAATAAAATGACAGTTGCAAATAGTCTAGAGGAAATCAATGCAGAAGTAGCACGTCGTAAAGATAGTAAGGGATTAGAGGCATCATTACGTTTCCAACGTTCAATGATGACAACTGTGACATCAGGTTTAGAATTTTTAAATAGTCGCTATGACCCGTTGGGCGTAAACTTAGATGGATGGAGTGAACAGATTAACGAGAATATTGAAGATTATGATGAAATATTTGAAGAATTATATGATAAATACAAAGATAAGACAAAGGTAGCACCCGAAGTTCGCTTAGTAATGTCGCTTGGTCTATCAGCTGCCATGTGTCACTTAACAAATACAATGTTCAAATCACGTATGCCAGGAATGGATGATATATTACGAAAAAACCCTGAATTGGCTAAACAAATGGCACGTGCCGCTGCAGAACAAGCAGTTGGTCCAGGCTTTGCCAATTTTATGAGTATGGCACCGAATAATAGTAGGGTTCAAGAACCACCACGTAATATTCCACAAATGGATTTAATGCCCGAGGCTACGATGGAATTTATGCCTCCAATGGGTGCTAATATTGGTAGACCTATACCTAATGTGGATCCTCGTGGAGACGTTAATATTGGGTCGCAACCAGTGACTGCCCGTCGTGAAATGCGTGGTCCAACAGGTGTAGAAGATATACTACGAACACTAGAAACGGCAGGACAACCACCGTCCCGCACTATGCCTGCTACGGCAATTGATGCCGAAGACTTAGGTTCAGTTATGAGTGGCCAAACAACCGATACACAAAGAAAAGCGGGAATAAGTCGCCGACGAAAACCAACCGTAACGCAAGCAATGGGAAGTACGCTTACATTAAATGTTTAGTTTTTTTGTAACATCGAGATATTATCAATATAAGTCTTATGTTGTTCTTCCTCATTATGACCACACCAACTTGGAATCATACAAAAAGGACTATTTTCATTAGCAACAACCCAAATAAAGAAAAAGAATAATAAAGTAACCCAGAATGCTACTACAACATTCCGTGTTGCCATAAAAATTACAGTAAAAAATATCAATGGACGAATCCACGCTTGTTGTAAAGTAGCCTCTTGTTTCTTTGTGAGTTCTAAAGATAAGAAGCGACCACCTAAATTCAAAAGTAGCATAAAAATACCAATTAAATATGGATTTGTATTCATACTTAATATTGCCATATGAATAGGGTCCCCTGCTACTTGTGGTGATACTGTCGGTATAGTACTAATAGTTAATACATTTGGAGCAGTACTACTTACAGGAGTCATAAAAGCTCCTGCCGATTTTTTTGTCATCTCTTACTGTAGTTTAAGTTTTAATGTGCTTAATAAATGTATATCCGCAATCCAAAAGAAAATTATAACTAAAAGTACACCGGCTAACAATGGATTATGTTCTGCCGCTAATATTATCAATATACCGGCTATGAATCGCAAAAAAGGATGACGACTTGCCTTATGAAACATCGGGCTATAATGTTTATTAAAATCTAAACTAAAATATAGTAAAACACCTATTAAAGTTACTGTAAGAATTGTATCATATTCCATATCTTATTATGGATTATGATATATTTATGCACCTTCTACAGGATATGTGGCTACATCTTTTTCTTGTATACCAATCGGTCGTTCTTTGAGAACCTTTTCAACAAACCAACGTTTATCATTCGTAACCCAATCAATAGTATTAACGCCACTTAAAAATCCTTCCTTGAGACGATGCGGTAAAGTAGTCGCCCACGCATTCAGTAATAAGAATAATAGTGCAAATGCGGCTGGAGGAAATCCAATTTGGTATACAGCAATTGCGGATAAGGCAGTTAGAAAAAATCCTATTGGATGAACAAACGCCTCACGTATACGGGGATTCCATCTATTTGCTACTGAACCGGCAAATACAATAAGACCCGTTATAATCCATTTTGATGCTATAGGCGGATGATATATGGGTGTAGAACCACCGCCGGGAACAGGAGGTGGTGGAGGAAATGCCATACTACTGTAATGGACTACGATAGTTATCCATTAACTTGCGTGGATCAAAATCATTACGAAATGGCAAATTATCACCGAAAAAACGTTTTCCAAAATCTTGTGCAAACAACATACCGTACTTAAAATCATTTTTCATATACCGCAATAATGTCTGATGTGCTGCCACTGCTTCTTCTGATGTTGGTACTGGTTCATTTGCTTTTTGTAATTTCGCAATTGTTTCATCATCAAGAATTTTTGAATTTTCAAAATGTTCTTTCACAGGACTACGCCCACCGATTCGATCCATAATTACGTATATTGTAAATACTGTTGCCATTGTAAATAAACTTATTGAAATAAGTTGCTCAATCTTCATTTTCTTAACTTACGTATTTTTTTTGTATTTTCTAGTTTTACGTTTTTTCCCGCCGCTCATTGTAAAGTCAAATACAAATTTTGATACGGGTTCATGCACATAATAACCTTCACTTTTAAATGCCGATTTAAGATGTAAAATTGTTAAGTATGTGCCTGGCAATTGTTCGTAAAAGAATCCAGAAATAAATTTTCTGACATTAGCAGACGAGCATCTTGAACATAATTCGTTGTTATCAAGTGAAATATAAACAAAGCGACCCTTTTCATATCCAGAATGATTCATAAAACATCGTCCGTGACAGGCAACTGAAAACATCAGCGTGTATTTGTCGTGCGTTTTTGAAAAATCAACCATTTCTTTACCTGTTAAACCACCACCATTACTAGAATTTCTTCCTATATCTGCCTTACTAATTGTATCATACATTACACCATGTACAAGTAAAATAAATATAGAATTATGTGTCCGTAAATCTTCCTTCAATAAGTTCCAGTTTATTTGTATATCAGATTGGCGTTGACGGTCGATTTTTATAATAGTGACATAATCTATCTTAGATAATTCTATAAGAAGTATATCATATGCTATAGTTTTTACAATAGGTTCAAGTATATATATTTTAACATTCAGGTTTTTTATTTTTTTGTAATAACAAAGAAAAAAAATATCATTTAACCAATCTAGCTCATAATCAAGGGAAGCATTTTTAATATCTACATAAAAAATTAGCTGCCAATCACGAATAAATATATATTCATCCGATATATCATCTTTATATAATAGATTTCTGTTTGTTACAAAACTTTGAAATTCATCTTCGTGAGTCGGAAAGTGAATTTCCATTCTCTTTTATTATATGTAATAAAAACATTATTGAAAAATAAGGAGAGCAATGTGCTCATTACAAGAAGCGTTTCAAGATTGGAGTTTAAATGAATCCCGGTCAACTACTGATGGCGAACGAAAGAAAAAGAAACGTAAGCCACTTTTACCACCTGAACCACAAGTAGTAGAACCGGATCGTCCGGCACATCGTACACTTCCACCGGCAGAACTTCTTGGCGGAGGACCTACAGAAAACACTGAAAGTTCAAGTATATCTGCTATGCTAAATGCCGCGGAACAAAAAGATTGGTTTCCACATCCAGCAAAAGACAATAATGATAGTAATATTTACAAATTAGAACCAGACTGGGCAACAGCATTTCACGATGATTCGGCACCGTCGTGGATAAAAGAACGTATGCCGCCCCGATATGCGGAGGCTCCACTTATACCCAGTCCTTGGATGGATGGTGCTCCAACACTCTGGCAAAAGGTACCTTCCTCAATGATTACAAGTCCAGGCCTAACACAAGCAGAAGAGGCAGCAAATGCTCGCTTAGATACCTTACAAAAAAAGTTAGACAACTTATTTAATAAAATACAAGATTTAGATACATCACGTACGGAATCTAATCATATAGAAATAATTTTGTTTGTACTCGGTGGTATATTTTTAATATTATTACTAGATTTATTAGTTAAACAAGGAACACACGTGGCTGCTTATATGGCTTCTGCAGGAGCAGGAAACAATTTAGTTTTTCAACCACCTACATAAATCAAATTTGCGATTCAAATTACTTTGAATTGAGATTAAATCTTTATTTATTTTTTCATCAAGAACTTGATATTCTTTACGCATTTCAATACAAACTTTCACTTGTGTATTATAATCATTATGTTTTTGTTCATATAATTTTATTAATTCGCTATTATTGGGGTCTTGAGACAAATCATACTCTATTTTATATTTATTATTTAATCTTATTTTAAGTTCTTCCATAGCAACAATATTTTTATACATAATTTTTTTTACTTCAGCAAAAACATTTGTATTATATAATGTTGGATATAATACTCTTACATACTCTGGTAATACAAAATGATTGCTATCTTTAATTTCATTTACCTCTTTTTCAACTTCTTCAATAAACTCAATAACCTTTTTATCATCCATTACTCCAAACAAAGTTCTACCACTACTAAATACTGTATGTGCTTGAATTTTATCAAATTTATACGCACTATTCCTATGTGCTTCAGCACGAGCATCTAATTTCAGATAACTTATAAGTGACAATAAAAAAGTATTAATAGCAGTTAAACAACTTACAATAGTAGCACCAAATGTATAATTTTGTAATATAAGACTAATAACGGCACATAGTGCTGTATTAAAAATAGCTGGGAGCATCAATTTGTTAAGACGTTGTTCACAAAGTGTTTTTGCCTCGGTGTATAAAACACATTGTCCTTTCAGATATACCGCAATCATATCCAAAATATCACTATTATTTATATGTTTTCCAATATATACAGCAGTAAAATTATCTTCAACTTCCTTAAATTTAGCAATTTTCGGAACTGCAGCAATTTTAATTGGAATAACTACACTCTCAATTTGTGTTTTTTTAATATCAGTTTCATCAATTAAATAATTTAGTTCTGGCATTCTAATTAGAGTTTTTTTCTTTATCCATAAAAATGGAAAAAGAAGAAAAATTGGTAAATGATGATGCAAAATTAAAAAAAGAATTAATGGTAAAACTAGAAAAAGAATTAATGGAAAAACTAGAAAAAGACGTAGCTGAAAAGTATAAATTGATAAAATTAAATAAACCAATTATGGAAATAAAAGCACGTATACGACCATTAAATTCCGAAGAACCAAAAGATTATGGTTTATTTTAGATCAACGGGCATTTTTCCGAGTAATAAGCTCTTTTAACCCAATCGGTTTAAACAAAACTAACGTGTTTATCGGTTAATTGTCCAGGTAATCGTACTGTAGATGTTTGAATACCCGAATATAATGCTGATGCTACACTTGGATGAGAAGTACTAGATTGAACTATATCAACAGTAGGCTTAAATTCAACCGTTTTTTTCAAAAGTGTTTTACGTTTTTCAATTTGCGGATGTGGTTTATTAACAACAGGGGTATTACTAGTCAATACTGAATTACGTACAGTATTTAATACAACACTCCACGGACTTTCTGTTTGTTTATAACGTTCGTCGTGAGGTTTCCAACTAATGTATAAAAAATTTGGATGTGTATAATTTACGATATATCCAACATTTCTTAAATTCCAAACAATATATAATACGGCATCGCCCATATCAAATCTTGGAGTTCCTGGAATAAACTCTGGTATAACATACATTAAACTTCGTTCATTTCCGGGTATACGTGCTATAGCCTTAATTTTATTATAAATTTGTTGTAATACCATATTGTAAATACGAATGCGTGTAGCGTCTCGTTTTGCCTCTTCTTTATACAAAGAAGCCGGATTTAGAACGGGCGGTACTAAACTATCAGACATATTCTATTTATAATATTTATATATCTGTTTAAAAAAAGATTACAATAATCTAATAATGATATTTAAAACTCTTGTTTTTGGGGGAGGGGGAACACGATGTCTAGTTTATCTTCCAGCATTAGCAAAACTTCAAATAGAAGGAAAATTGAATAATATAGAAAATGTATGGGGTACGAGTGCAGGTGCGTTGGTCGCTTCTTTATTTTTATTAAGTAAAAAAGCAGATAAAGTAAAAGATATTGTATTTAATGTTGATTTCAAACAAAGTCGTAATATTGATATTACAAATATGCTTAATATTCAAAATACTTGGGGTATAGATGATGGCGATGGACTACGAAATTTAATTATTAATTTATTTGAACAAGCACAAAAAGGTTCATCAACGTATCGTTTGTTAGATATAATTGGCATTCACATAGTAATTACCGATTTGACACTACGTGAAACATTAATACTAGATAGTAATACATTCCCTGATTTATTGTTGGTAGATGCAGTTCGTGCCAGTATGTGTTTACCCTTTTTTTATCGTCCATTTAGTGCTCCAAATGGACATATATGGATCGATGGTGGTCTTCGTGAAAATTTTCCGTGGAATATGGTACCACCTAATCAGCGAAAAGAAGCACTAGGTTTTGCTTTATTTAAAAATGAATCTAATCATCCAAAATCATTAAGTCAGTACATATTGAGCATCATACATTTTAATGAACCATTACAATGTTTAGAATTACAAAAAGAATATAAAAATATAATCTGGTTTGATACACCGCCGTATCCGGCATGGTTTACAAACTTACAAAAAGAGGACTATGAATTATTAGAAACACGAAGTCTAGAGGCATTAAATATTTTTAATTCTTATTCAAAGCATCCTCTAAGAAATGTCGAAAATCAGCAGTTGTTCGTTGACCAGAATATTCCTTTACAAGTTTACCTTGAGGGTCGTACAGTTGAATTGTCGGGTAGCCAGAAACTTTCCCACGAACAAGTTCAGGATTCTTTTCCGCCTCAATTGCCTTACAAGCAACAGTCTTATCGCCGATGGTCACTGTAGAACCTAATTTATTAAATTCCGGTAATGCATGATGACAATGGGGGCACCATTCTGCATAATACATTTCAAAGTTATAGGGAGAGGGAGTTGCCTTATTTTCAAATCCCTCTATATTACGTGTACGTGCCCAAATAAAGATGAGAATAACACCAACAAGAAATAAAGCATAACGTAAATATTCTAGTTTAAACATTGATGCCATTTATATAGAATAGAGAAAATGTATATAAATGTAAATAAAATTTGTAAAAGTTATAATATTCTGCCATCAGATGAAACGTGGACAGATTCAGATCATAATAGTGCAGTAAATTTTGAACTACGTTTGTCCAGATTAGGTATTCCTGAAAATGAACGGAAAATATTAGTGCCTTGCTATATAATGATTCGTAAATCACCGGGTACATTATATCCTACAGAAATTATGGAAAGATTGTACTCATTAAGTATAAATAAGCCATTTCTATAAAAATCTGCCTGCCTGTCGCAATTTCAATGTCTTTCTAGTGACTCTTTTAGCCCGACAAGTTTTTACTTTTACTCTATGTTTCCCACAATTACTACTAAATGTACTGAGTTTGTTACATACTGCTTGATAATTATCGTGGTGTTTTTGGGCTTGTAATTTATTACATAAATGTGCTTCCATTTTATATAACCATCGTGTTATAGGTCCTCTACCAAATTTAGTATGTGGTCGTTGAGAACCATTTTTCCATGCTTCTTGCCACGTTTGAAAAGGCAAAACAACTGCCAATGAATCCCACCATTTTTCTAGATAAGGTAAACGTTCATTACGACTCATCAATCCCCAACGATTTCGTAATTCTGGTGTTGTAATAGTGGCAATAGGTGGAGCATCTGGCATAGGTGAACTTTGAACTGCCGGACACGGCGTGACATATGCTGTACTATACAGAAAATCCCAACCTAAAAACATATTTTGAGTACATTGAGAATTATACATTGTTTTGTAATGTGATTTAACTTCACTCCACAATGGATCTGGTGCAACGTGTAGTCTCTGTTCACGAAGTTTAGCATTAACTCTATTATGAATACGGTATAACCAATGTGCATAATCTGCTTTTTTTATTGGAACAGGGTCATTTTGTATATAATCGCTCAAACTAGCACGACAAAACTTACACGGTAAAACATACGGAAGTGTTGAAAAAAAAGTATATAAATTAGCTTCATCTAAATCAGGTGCAGCGACTGCTACAAGATGTAGTAGTCGCCATCCACTAGGTCCCCAAAAACGGGTATCCATACTCTTACTAAGTATTTGGAATATGTTCACGAGCGTGTAACAATACAAAACTAACAAATGTTATGAAAAAATAAATAAATAACGATGACCACCAAGAAACTGTTAGATGTTCTAGTAATAAACTAATACTTCCCCATAACCCAATCCATAAAAAAACGGTTAATACTGTTTCCTCAATGTAACGATAATTCATTCTTACATTAATGTTTTAAAATCCAAATGTGCTAGTGCTCGCAAGCATAGGACGTACTGGAGTAATGGGCTCATAATTTGCCTTACATTTAATATTCGGTTCAGGACAGGGAGCACATTGTACACTGGGACAAGCAGGGCATGGTTTAGGGTCAGGGCATTGTACTACGGGGCAACGCGGACGAGGACACGGCGGGCATTCACCAATTTTACAAGGTTTATTACAAGTACTTATACAAGGAGGACAATTGGGTACACTTGATTTAAGTACATATTTAGACATATCGGGTTGAGGGGGACATTCTGTTTTTAACATGTATTTACTCATATCGGGCATCGGTGGACACGGTGGAACTGTTGCTTTTAATACCCATTTACTAGGATCAGGTTCTTCACAGGGTGGACAACTAGGTGTGGGAATATTACTAGGATTCACATTTGGTTTACAATTACTGGGTTCACAACCACAGTTAGCATAACGTTTGCGATGTTGTGGACATAAATCCTCATCATCATCGTAATCACTAAATCCTTCTAATTTACGACTTCTGCCCAATAAGTATCCAAGTATTACAGAAATTAATATTGCTGCCACAACAATATAAAAATCAAATTTCAAATTCATTCTCCTACAAATGATAATGAAATTCATAATTACATTCCCCCTTTATAACGATGTTGAGGATCATACTTAGGACAGCCAAACATATCCGGGTACCAAGCTCCCCATGTATCGCCTAGACGATTACAAACCATCTTATAATTTCCTTTCCAACTATAATTTGGACTGACTTCAGATGGATTGTTTATACATCCAAAATTTCTTGGCTCTCCTAAATTTGCTGCCGCAACTTGACGACATAAATCTTGACTTCTTTGTTTCCAATCAGGTCCACCAACTAGCGAATCATCAAACGCACTTGAACTTCCACGATGAGCAATTTGTTTATCGGTCATTGGAGCACCAGGACGAACATAAACATCGGGATTTCGTGTAGGTATAGGAAATGTATTTTTTGTATTTGTAAAACCTGTATATTGTATATTTTGTAAATTTGATAAAGTAGGATATTCTGGACTACTTACAAATCTATTATCATTTTTAGCTATACGATAATCAGTTTGAGGAATATCTGATTGTCTAGGCGGTTGAATATTATTTAATTGCTGATTTATTTTACTTACTTCATTTTGAATAGATAAAAAAACATTATCGGGTACTTTTGAATTCTGAATCGTAAGATTCAGTAAACTTTCCTCTATTGTCATTAATTTATGTATCAAAGGGTCATAACTTACATTAAGTTGTAGACTCCATTTCAAATGCTTAACATTTTCCAACAATTGATGAACTACATTTGACTGATCTACTGTATCGACTTGTTTCATAGTTTTCTGTTCAACTCCTCCAGGTATATGTAATGATGGTAGAGTTTTTGTATTAGTATTCAAAGCTTGTAAGAAATTTATAGCATCTTCCTTAGTTATAGGTACATCTTCTAATGCTAAATTACCACGCTTTACTTCAGTTATAATATTTACTAGATTAGCAGCCATTTCATCAAGTTGATTTTGTCTTGCTTGTATTGTTGCACTTTTACTGCGTAAATTTGCCAATTTCAACGATTCTTGATTAATTCGTTTATGTAAATTTTCAAGATCTGATAAGGTTACAACTTTTGGCGGAGTCGCAATTAAATCTGGTTGAGGCATATTTGCTATATATGCTACACGACTACCATTTATATTTTGTGCCGGCACTGTTGATGTAGGTCCTCTTATTGTGTGTGCATTGGCTAATACTTTGGTAAGATTATTTAATTTATTTCTGAGACCTGATATATTTGTACTTGTCATACCGGCAATATCAGGATTTGAATATGCAATTTTAAGTTGATTTTCAATTTGGGGTATGTTATTTTGATATTGTTGTATTTCATTTATTAATTTTTTACTTAAATCAGTTTTACTAGCATCTTTTTGTGCTACTAATAATTTAAATGTTTGTAAACTTGAACTAGTTGCTTCTACATCTTTCGGACTTGCTAATGCTTTGGTTGGATTTGTACTAGTAGCACCGCCTACATCACTAGGTATACTACTTTCTGATGCCGCTTCCGGTACTTGTGGTTCTGTAGGAAAACTTGTTGATACTTCTTCTTCACTTTGGCTGTCAATTTGGGTTCCATTTACAGAATCACTTTGCTCTATTGACATTTCATTAGCAGAATCACCCATTTGCTCCATTTGCTCCATTTGCGTTCCATTTACAGAATCACCCATTTGCTCCATTTGTTCCATTTGCGTTCCATTTACAGAATCATTTATTTGCTCCATTTGCTCCATTTGCGTTCCATTGACAGAATCACCCATTTGCTCCATTGGCGTTTCATTGACAGAATCACCCATTTGCTCCATTGGCATTTCATTTACAGAATCACCCATTTGCTCCATTTGTGCCTCATTTATAGAATCACTAATTTGCTCCATTTGAGTATCATTCGTAATATCTTGATTTTCTCCATTTGGATTATCCTGAGCAACAAAATCTGAAGTCTCTTCATTTGTTACATCTTCAAATCCTTCTTTTTTATTAATAGAATATAATAAGTATCCTAGTATTAAAATTAACGCTAAAGCACATATAATGATATATAATTTCATCTCTACAAATAATCTACTTTATTTTACACGCCCAACACGGGATGCTATCTTTTCTTATAAAATCACGCATATCAGGGCATTTTGATTTTGGGCATTTGACTACAGGACATTGAGGCTTCGGACAAACTTGACGAGGACATACAGGCGGAGGACATACAGGCGGAGGACATACAGGCGGAGGACATACATTTTCCTTCTTTGGTAATGGTACTACATCCGTTATTTTTGATGGTAGGTTATTTTTAATCACCGGGACTATTGGTAATAATTGTTTAAAAGCGGTACCCTGCTCAACAATAGGCGTTTTATCTAGTGGTGGCGGATTTGGAACAGATGGTTCACTACGTGTTACTGTAGCGGGATTAGGTATTGATTTTGTACCTTTTGTATCTACATCTTCTTGTTTTGAGAAAGTCGGACTGTCTAATGTAAAATTAAAATCGGGTGTACCAATTGTTTGAGGTTCAAAAATACTACGTAACTCTTTCAAATACTTTGTTGGGTCATCTAATGTTGTAGCCTTAGAATCTTCAAATCCCTCATACCGTCGTTCGTAGAAAAAAACAGGTATAAAATACAAAATTAATCCAAGTAAAAAAATAATCGACCATAGTAATAATAAGTTCATCTCTTATTAGTTGTCATGAAAATTGATGGTATCCTGCTTCTTCAAACAATAATTATTATGTATAAACTTCGTTTTAAAGATGATGACGCAATTGAGGTTGGATTAGATGAAGCCGGACGTGGTTGTCTATTTGGTAGATTGTATGTTGGAGCAGTTGTATTTAGTAATGATACAAATGATATGTTTGACCATGGTGTTATGCTTAGTGAAATAAAAGATAGTAAATTATTAAGTAAACGTAAACGACAAATATTATATGATTATGTAAAAGAATGTGCACTTGATTCAAGTGTAGCATTTGCCGATGTTGATGAAATAGATCGTCTTAATATTTTACGTGCTGACTTGGCAACTATGCATCGTGCTTTAGACGCGTTAAATTTTCCCGTAGAACGTATAATAGTTGATGGCGATCATTGGACACCTTATAAAGATACAGAAGGATATGCTATTGTAGATGGAGATGCACAGTATCTTGCTATAGCAGCAGCAGGAATACTTGCAAAAGTAAGTCGTGACAATTGGGTCGCATCAGTTGTAGCAACACATCCTGAATATGATTACATGTATGGATTAGGAACAAATATGGGATATGGAACAAAAACGCATATGGATGGTATAAAAAAATATGGGGTAACATCAGAACATCGCACAACATTTGCTCCTGTTAGACGTGTTCTTGGGCTGCCTGATAAAAAAGTAGCAAAAAATACTTGGCTAGGTATCACTGACTGCAAAATTTAAGTATACCTCTAAAGGAATGTACTTAAATGAGTTAGTAGCGGCATTGTAAAATCCCAATTACTAAAATCTCGTAGCGGTATACTAAATTCTATAGTACTGAATAATCAGTTGAGTAAAAAGAAATTATTGATTTCTTTTTAATCATAAAAGTTTAATTAAATTAATGTTTACGACACATCATACGACTACCTTTACGATTCATCTTGCGGCTATCCTTGCGTTCAGCTTTACGACTATCCTTGCGTTCAGCTTTACGACTATCCTTGCGTTCAGCTTTACGACTATCCTTGCGTTCAGCTTTACGACTATCCTTGCGTTCAGCTTTACGACTGGATTTATGGTCTTTGCGTTCCTTACGGTCTTTGCGTTCCTTACGGTCTTTGCGGTCTTTACGAGAAGACTTGCGTGATTTACGTCCGCCCATTTGTGTTGAGGCAACCGCATTAGGCATAGCTAGACCAGCTACACCATTTAATGCATTGAAGAAGCCGCCCATCATTGGCATTACAGATGCGTTATTACGACGATTCATTTTACGTGTATTCTTATGACTTACTGCGTTCATTTTATATAATGGTATGTGAAAATAAAAAAGTGATAACTTAATAAAACCAAAAAAGAAACCAAATGAAAATTCTTTTCTTTGATACTGAAACTAACGGTCTACCGTTATCACGTAACGCACTTACATCTGATACAGAAAAATGGCCATATATTCTCCAAATTAGTTGGACACTTATGGATTTTAGTACGAACCCTGAAATTTTCAACACAAAAACATACTATCTTGAATTGCCACCGGGAATAACGTGGAACAAAGAATCAGCCGTCATTCATAAAATATCCGAAACCACCGCTCGTTCAGGAAAGCAAACTCGGGAAGTTTTAATGTCTCTTCAAGAGGCTATGAAATCTGCCGATGTGCTTGTAGCACATAATCTTGCCTTTGATAAACCTGTACTACGAGCAGCCTATTACAGACTAAACGCAAATGAATCGTTTACTTGGTGGCCTTTGCTAGAATACTGTACAATGGAAAATACAAAATCACTCATAAAACTACCATCAAAATATGCAAAACCAGGAGACCCATGGAAATATCCACGTTTGACAGAATTATACAAGTATTTATTTGAAAAAGAGGCAGATTCTAGTTTGCTTCACACAGCCTCGGGTGACGTTTCATTACTTATCACATGTTTTAAGGAACTTTTGACACGTCGTGTTGTTCCTTTTGAAGCGTGGGTAGAACTTTTACGAGTTCGCGAATTAGCACGTAATAAAAAAGAAAAATAAGCAGCATCTTCTGCATACTGAGAAACCATTGATTTTCTTTCTAAAAAATGACCTCCATTATCATCAATGCTAACATAAATATTGTTCCATCCTTTTTCACGTAAAACTGTAGAAAATTTAAGACTTTCATAAGTAGCAACTTCACTATCGTGAAGAGCTGTCTTTATTAAAATATGAGTATTTTGAGGTACAGTTTTTTTCGCCAAGTCAACCGGACTTATTTTTAATAGTGCCTCGTAATCTGCTTTATTATGTATTGGATCACCAAATTCATCATATTCAAGTGTTGTAAGTGGTAATTTCGGATTTGATGTAGTACGCAATACATCAACATAAGGAACTTCTGCTATTACACCAGCAACAAGTTTATTGTATTTCAAAGCAATAATAGCAGATACCCATCCGCCTGCACTTCTTCCAAAAAATAATGTTTTCTTAGGTGAAATTTTTAAACGATTTTGAACAGTTTTAATAATATGAGCAGTATCCTCAAACGTTCTATGTTTTCTACTCGCACCACGTGCTTCATCATACCAAGAGTCACCGTTATCTCGTCCACCACGTGGCATTGCTACAGAAAAAGCATAACCATTATTTATCCAAGGTAACCATCGTATTGGATAATCACGTTGTGCTTCAATACCGTAAGCACCGTATGCTGTAACAAGTAAAGCACGTGGCTTTGTACCTTTTTTCCATACAATTGAATACGGAATTTCATTATCAATATCTTCATAATGGTCAAGTTCATATAAATTAGGCATTTGTAGCGTAATCATATGATTCAAAATATCGTATATTTCAGAAGATTTCCAGTGATATCCAAGTTGTACTAAAGGATACTTTGAATGTTTTAAAAAATGTATTGTAGGTGCTGAACAAATTTTGTTCCAAGTATTATCATAAGTATATAAAGTATGGAGTCCACGATGTACAGTTATAATGTAATAAATGTTATTAAAAAACAAACCATCTACTGCATACTGACCACGCGGTAATGAAATAAACGGTTCTAATCGTGTATTTGTTAAATACACCGATTCATTCAAAGGTATAATAGTTGAATCAAGACTTATAATACGCTGTGTATGTTTACCACGAACAATATCTAATTTTTGTTTTAATCCATTTGTACTGCGAATAAACAGTGAATCAGTAGTATTTATTAATTCAGTATTGAATTTTTTATTTGTTTCAATATAAATAGTAGTTTGCTTTCCTGTTGTAATGCGTGTAGCATATACTTTATTATATCGCAAACGATTTACTGCCGTTTGATAATATAAATATCCGTCACGTAAAACAACGGTAGGTCCAATATTCTTTTTGCTCCAAACAGGTACATGAGAACGATAAACTGTAACTTCATACAATTCTGCTCCTGCTCCCTTATCTTCTACTATCGCATAAGTTTCATTATCAATACTGATATCAGTTATATCATAATAATGTGGACCGTTCTGAAACCATACATTTATCCGATGATTAAATGTATATTGTAAACTATAATCTTCTGTTTTTATTTGACAATATTCTTTTTTTATAGGGAAGGCTTTTTGAAATATATCTTGATATTCTTTTACCCACAATTGGTAATCGGGTTTCGCTTGTTCATTCCAGCGTATATGTTCATCATTAACTACTTTATAAAATTCTTCATTATTACCTTCCAAATATGCATAATTATTGATATGTAATTTACCCTGAATATATCTTTTTGGATTATTATTTCCTGTCAACATTATCCCTAATATAGTAAGATATTTAAGGAATATAAAAATATAGATTGTAGATGCCTGGTCTAAAATTTCTTTTGCTCAAAAATCATTCACAATGGGGTCTAGATAATGATACAACTTTAGTAGAAACAATTTTACGTGAATATAATAGTTTACGTTATTTTAAAATAGATAGCATACAATATATTGACCCCTTACAATTCTATTGCGGTTCAGTAAATCCTGAGGCGTGTGATATTGCTATACATTTTGAAATACCGTGTCGTGCAGCATTACCCTGGGCTACCAAACATATTATTATTGTCAATCAAGAATGGTGGCAGAATGATGAATATGAATGGGTATTAAATGAACCATCGTTTTACTTTGTTTTTAAAAGTATGTATGCACGTTCATTATTTCCTACAATAGATGGAAAAAGGTGTCGTATTATACACTGGCGGGCATTACCAACTATTTATGTGAAAACGCCACTAAAACGCGAATTTTTATATTTAGTTGGAGCAAGCGTAAACAAATTAAAAGCGGCAAAACAAATTGTACAGGCATGGAATACTACATTACCAGCACTAACGGTTGTAGGAACAAGTGAAGTAATTGAAAAATTAAAAACTTGTGGCGGCACCGGAATTACATTTCGTGAATTGTATAAGACAAAAGAAGAACGAAACAATGCACAACATACTTTTTTATATCATATTGTAGCAAGTACAGCAGAAGGATTTGGATTTACTGCAGCAGAGGCAAGTACTGTAGGTGCTTTACCACTATGGACAAATATTCCAGTATACAAGGAATATTACGAACCGGTTCTTGGTTCAATAGGTTGTATTAATGGAAAAAAAGGAAATTGTGGTGATTACAAAGAAAGTCAAGAATTTACATTTACGGAAACAGATGTTCACCAGGCGGTACAACAATTACTAACATTAGACCCTTTAAAAGAGGAACAACTAAGAGGTGCTTTGAAACACGCCGCATCACGTTCTGCAACGTCCTTTCGCCAAAGTTGGAAAACTTTTTTACAGGTATTAACTGCTAAGATTGTAAAGCCCGTTGTTCCACCAAAAGCACTTGCTAAAGAGGAACTACCACATGTAGCAGTCGTAACTCTTACATATAATCGTAAGAAATGGTGGGCAAATATGGCACGTAATATACTTGAAGCCGATTATCCACACGAGAAACTTACTTGGATTATAGCAGATGATAGTGATAGTATGGAACGTGTAGATTCCGATGTGCTAAACTTTCAAAGTAAATATCCATCTATATACGTAAAATATTTATCATTACCAAAACGTTTACCAATTGGTATGAAACGCAATAAAGCGTGTAGTGTAGCACCATCTGAATCTTCTGTTTTTATAATGATGGATGATGATGACCATTATCCTAATCGTAGTATTTCAACACGTGTATCGTGGCTTCAAAGATATAAGAAAGAGTGTGTATATTGTAGTACATTACCGATGTACGATATACAAAGATATATTAGTGCTATAAATTGTCCACCTCTTCATTTAGCGCCCGAACAGCGAATAAGTGAAGCTACATTATGTTTTACACGTAGTTTTTGGCAAGCACGTAAATTTCCTGAACCTGTAAATGTAGCAGAGGGAGAAGCATTTTTATCAGGGCGAATTGAGGAAACACTTGAAATTCCGCCAAACGGAATTATCGTAAGTTTTATACATAATGGAAATACTAGTAGTCGTCGTGTTCCGAAAGAAACCGAGGCAAACGGTTCCCATTATGGCTTTGATGATGCTTACTTTACTTATTTAACACAGATAGGTTCAAATTGAAAAAACAAAAAGACAATCCTGAACAATGGAAGTTGACCCTAGTTCCTTTGTTTCAAACATTATTATTGATGAGTCCGAAAAACATAATGAATTGAAACCTCAGCGTCGACGTCTACAAGATATTTTATTGAAAGCAAAAACAACACTACAAGAATCATTTGAAAAATCAGCAAATGAATGGCCGGTAATTGAACGATTTCACCGTTTTTCACTAAATGGGGATAAACAACAAGTAGATATTGATACATTTACACTATCAACTAATTTATTAGAACTTCAAGAGAAAAATAAAATTGTACTGGAAACTTATATTGAAGTGATGACAAAGATGTTTCAAGTATATGAAATACTTGAAAACAAAATAAGTGAACTCGAAGATTTACAACAAGGATTTATTGATTTAAGTTTCATTTCAGAAGATGATTCTGAACCGGCTATTAAACTTCTAACAAGTATTGATAACTATATTCAATATAAATATGATACTTGTAAAATAGTAGAAGACTATGAACAATTTCGAACACTTTATAATGAATGGCGTTGTTTAAGAGATGTTTTAATACACGGAAAATTGGTTTCAAGCCATATAAAAGTGTGTGGAATATGTACAAATGAAAAAATTTCGGTAGCATTGATTCCGTGTGGGCATACATATTGTCAATCCTGTGCTGCAAAGCAAAAAAATGTATGTTTTATATGTCGTACAAACGTAAAAGACCGATTAAGAATCTTCTTATCTTAGACCAACGAACATTAAAAACGGGCACTGAAGGTGCCCGTTTTTAAGGTTTCGTTGGCCGCGGCCCGTAGAATATTGAAAATGGACACCCTTCGGTGCCCATTTTCAATATTCAAGGGTCTAAAGGTCATGTTGGCCGCGGCCCGTAGAATTTTGAAAATGGGCACCGAAGGGTGCCCATTTTTAATATTCAAGGGTGTAACACGGAATCAATATAATTTGTTGTAATTAATTCACGAATACTAGACTCATGTTCAGGCATTAAATTAAATTTAACAATAATATCTTGAATAAGGCGATTATAACGCCATCGCAATAATGTATGTAAGGCACGTCGTGCCTCTTCGGTATTCATTATGTTATTTGAATTGAATGAAAGTAACCCTCAACTTTTTTCGTCACGGTTTAGAGATATAACATTCTTTAAAAACAAAATGAGTATAGTTCCCGTTAGTATAGCTGAGGAAAATAGTTTAAAGGAACTACCAGGGCTTCTTAAAAGATGGATGACGGTTCAAGAGGAAATTGTTACACTAAATGCTGAACTAAGTACACGAAAAAAACACAATAAAACGCTAAAAGAGACTATATTACGTATTATGGATACACATAAAGTAGCAGCGTTAAATGTAAGTCGTGGAGTTATATCACATCGTGTGAAAGAAAAGGCAGAACCTGTAAATAATAACTATTTACAAAAGCATTTAACAACATTTTTTGATGGAGATGAATCAAAGGCAAAATCATTAATTGATTTTTTAGAAAACAAACGTGAAGTTACGCAACAGCATGATTTGAAACTTACAGTTCCAAAAGTTGAAAACGATGCTTTATCGCGTCGTTCATAAATTGGAGACATTTTATAGAAATGTTAGGCGGGATGATTGCCAGCAATGTAAATGCTGCTTTAGAACAAGTTCCTTTTATGCATACAGAGACATTTGAAAGTAAAACAGGGATTGGTTATAGTCCCGAACGTAGCGCCTTAGTAGCAGTAATCACTGTAACAATTATACTTATTGCAATTTTATTTGTAGGAAAGTATTTATGGAATAATGTTCTTACAGCGTTGATTCCTGGTGTTAAACCGGCAAAATCGGTGTTCCAAATTTTAGGATTAGCAATTTTAATATCTTTATTAGTTCCCGGAAATTGCCAATGCTAATAACAAATATTCTTTATGAAAATCATAAAATTATTTGTTGTATTTAATTTATAGCCACTGTATACCACCTGTTATTTTAAAATCGTGTAATCGTTGTAATTGAGGAGGTAAATAGTATCCAGGATCACGAATGCCGGCTGGAGTATCAAGACTGGCTTTTTCTGTCAAACAAGCACGGGATATATTGCGACTTACACGTGCTACAATACTATGAAATTTACGAGATGCTACAGCACGTTGTTTTTCATCAAAACACATAGTTTTCAATAAAGTCAATCCACGTGATTCGTATTTGTCAATAGCAGTGACTAAATCCTGACTTCGTATTGCTCGTCTTACACATCGTCCTACAAAACTTGTAGGAGGTTCAATATCGTGTGAAGTCGCAAAAGGTAAATTAACAGTACTATATGGTCCTGCACCACTACCTGTAATATCAGCATCAATACATAATAATTTTTGTATGATTAATTTAAATTCATTATAAGCCATACCAGTACTAGTATTGTCGCTCATTACACTATATCCCTGAAATTCAGCTAACAATTGTTGAGCCTCTATATCTCGTAAAATACATTTAGGATACACTTCATTATCAAGTGCTACGGTAGCAAATCCTTCGCGAATATATTGGGGTCGGAAATACAAAAAAAGTCCTATTATAACGGCTAAAATAAAAGTACTAAAGGCAATCATCATCGGGTCCATTCTTATTGTGTAAAGATACTTTTCCATTCTACCGCAAGTGCCTTAAATTGCTCCTTCAAATTACGACACGCCGTTGCGATAACCATACGCACAATATTCTTTTGTTCTTCTACATCATCAGGTGTCTCAGAACCTACACCAATACGTAAGAACATTTCAGGACGGAGTGGATGTGGAACCTTATATCCAATATAATTTACTGTTGGCTTTTCATTACCGTCAATATGATTATCAACAATAAATGTTTCCAATAAATTACCCAAGGTATGTCCCTCATTTGTAAACCAAACATCAATAGCAGGATAACGTGCGTCCGCCTGTAAAATTTTGACATTTTCAGATAATACTGTATCAATATCAATATACTTTGCAACGAGTGATTGTAAGGCAATAAGAGCCGATTCCACAATAATCGGGACTGATTGAACACCTACAGACTCTACGTGAAATGTAAAATCGTAAGGATTGCCCCGTTCATCCTTAATATAACAACGTTGAACTTCCATCGTATTAAATTCACGTTTATACGCTTCTGCTTGTTCATCACTTATCTTTGAACTATCTTCTATCTTTTTACTCAATGATAGCCAAGAAGTAAATACAGTATTTAAGTGTTCTACATTATTATCACGTGTATACTCATAACTTGCTTGCGTCACTGGACTATAACGAATATTTTCAGTACCATTACTAATACTCGCCTTTGCTTT